CTATGCTATATTCTCAAATGAACATACTGCCATTAAATCATTATTTGCCGATGCAGCACATCTTAAAGAATCGCCTTCCTGAAGATATATGGAATTTTCTTTTGATATAACTATAAGAGAAGCATCTGCAGGAACAGTAATAGTACTTGCAATTTTATAGGAAATAGATGATCGGAATAAATCAACGGTAACATCAGCCGCATTCACACCATCGACGTTTGCGATAATCAAAGAATTGATTCTATAAACTCTACCAGAAGCAGCAGCATTTGACACAACACTGGTTAATACAGTGGTTACGTTTTGAACTGCTGTATTGCCACTAATTACTGTTGTATTAAAAATATTTGGATCTGCCATTTTTTTGTAACCTTACTTTTTATCGACCAAAAATCATTGAAATTAGTATAGACCTACCATTAGCACTACTGACGATTGTTCCAGTTGTGCCTTGAACACTTGTACCTTGAATACCTTGAAAGCCTTGAAGACCGGTACCACCAGTACCGCCTGTTGTTCCTTGAATGCCTTGACGACCTTGAAGACCATCGGTGCCTTGAATACCTTGACGACCTTGAATACCTTGAATACCTTGAAAGCCTTGAAGACCGGTACCACCAGTATTACCTGTTGATCCTGTTGATCCTGTAGTACCTTGAAACCCTTGAAGACCGGTACCACCTGTTGATCCTGTTGATCCTGTAGTACCTTGAAACCCTTGAAGACCGGTACCACCAGTATTACCTGTTGATCCTGTAGTGCCCTGGAATCCATTGGCTCCTTGAATACCTTGACGCCCTTGAATGCCTTGAAAGCCTTGAAGACCTGTACCACCAGTACCACCTGTTGATCCTGTTGTTCCTTGAATGCCTTGAAGACCGGTACCACCAGTACCACCTGTTGATCCTGTAGTGCCTTGAATGCCCTGGAAACCTTGAAGACCGGTTGATCCAGTACCACCTGTTGATCCTGTTGTTCCTTGAATACCCTGAAAACCTTGAAGACCGGTACCACCAGTACCACCTGTTGATCCTGTAGTGCCTTGAATGCCCTGGAATCCATTTGCACCTTGTATACCTTGACGACCTTGAATGCCTTGAAAGCCTTGAATGCCCTGGAAACCTTGAAGACCGGTACCACCGGTACCACCTGTTGATCCTGTTGATCCTGTAGTACCTTGAAACCCTTGAAGACCGGTACCACCAGTACCACCTGTTGATCCTGTAGTGCCTTGAATGCCCTGGAATCCATTTGCACCTTGTATACCTTGACGACCTTGAATGCCCTGGAAACCTTGAAGACCGGTACCACCAGTACCACCTGTTGATCCTGTAGTACCTTGAATACCTTGAAAACCTTGAGTGCCAGTTGTACCTTGAATACCTTGGAAACCTTGAGTACCAGTTGTACCTTGAATGCCCTGGAATCCTTGTAGACCTAATGTGCCTTGGATGCCTTGAATACTTTCACCCATTGGACCGAAACCAACAGAGTTGAGACTTGTTCCTGTGCTGTAGAAAGAACTATCGAAATATAATGGATTTCCTATTGCTCTAGCAACAGTTCTTAAAAGTGTCGCACCATTATAGTAACGAACATTTACACCATCATATGTTACTGTGAGAACTGAAGATGTTGTGTATGCGCCATGTGTTGAAATTTGTGATCCATTTTCATAAATCTGAATTGTGCCGTCACCTACAAAGTATATCGCATAGTCCATACTTGTATAATTACCATCAGTAGATGGGTCAGAATTAAGACCAAACATAATAGGAGCAGTAGTCGTTGATGCTCTTGCTGTAGCGTAGGCGCCTCTCACATAACCTTGTGTGGAATATACTTGACCGTCCCAAACAGCATTATTACCAGTTGATTTAGTAAATGTAGACGAATCGGATGATGATTGTGTTACACCACCAGAGAAGTTTGGAGTCCAATCAGAGGCACCTCTTAAACCTTGAATACCCTGAGATCCTGTTGTTCCTTGGATGCCTTGAAGACCTAATGTACCTTGAATACCTTGAAAACCTTGAAGACCAGTACCACCTGTTGATCCTGTAGTGCCTTGAATGCCTTGACGGCCTTGTAGACCATCGGTTCCTTGAATGCCTTGACGACCTTGAATACCTTGAATGCCTTGAATGCCTTGAAGACCGGTACCACCAGTACCACCTGTTGATCCTGTTGTTCCTTGAATGCCTTGAAGACCGGTACCACCAGTACCACCTGTTGATCCTGTTGTTCCTTGAATGCCTTGAAGACCGGTTGATCCAGTCCCACCTGTTGATCCTGTTGTTCCTTGAATGCCTTGAAGACCGGTTGATCCAGTCCCACCTGTTGATCCTGTAGTACCTTGGAGACCTAATGTGCCTTGAATGCCTTGAGATCCTGTAGTACCTTGAATACCTTGACGCCCTTGAAGGCCCTGAATACCCTGAATGTTTGTCGGCTGACCATTGATAAAGAATGCACTAGCATTTACACCGCCGACCACATCAACTTTATAAGTGGCATTAGCTCTACCAACAGCAACGTTACCACCAAACTCAGTTAGTTTTACTAAACCAGCAGCATCAATTTCAAGTGAAGGAATACCTGAAACGTCATTAACTGAAAAGATTGTATTTGTCAGGTCATTGGTAATAGAAAATAACTGGCCAGCAGAACCTTCAAAAGATAATGTTCCGCTTTGAGTTGTATATACTCTTACGTTGATATCCGTATTTGAAGTTCCATCACCACCAGAAAAGCGAATGGAAGGAACATTCGCTGCATCCGTATCTCTATTTGGAGTGATTACTATATTTTTGTATGTATTGGCCATGTTACTATTTAGATTCCAAATCTACCGCGAAGAGCGTTAAAGTTTTGTTGGATTTCTGTTGCTGTCAGTGCTTTGCTGTAAATGGAAACTTGTGGTATGTTTCCATTTACATTATAGGCATTATTAATACAACCTACCGAAAATTCAGCAGTTGCAGTTCCTCCTAATCCACCAGTATTATAATGTATTTCTATACCATTTTTATATACTCTTCTGGAACCATCGGAAAATAAAACAAATCCGAGATTTACCCAAGTATTAACTGTCACTGGATTTCCAATATTTCCTCCAGTAGTGGCTGTGCCAGCATAATAATAAACATCTCCTCCATTTTGTATTCCTATGTAAGTATAAGCATTCGATTCTTGAGTTCCTGTTAGTTGAAAACCAGAAGGATGGGTAAGAGAGTTAAATTTTACCCAAATAAAATAACTTCTTGCTCCGGAAGGTTTATAGTTTGTTGATACCTTATCATCAACTCCATCAAAAACCAAAGACCCACCATTCACACTACTATAAGTTGGACCATTTGTGAGAGTTCCAATATTCCCATTACCGCTCAAATCAGTCCATGTCGTGCCTGATCCTGGATATGACTTAGTATTGCCCGCATCTAAAGATAATACTAATCCACTATTAACTATTTCTGGTCCAGCAAATACACTCATATACCGTATCTTCCTCTAAGTGCGTTGAAGTTTTGTTGGATTTGCTCAGCCGTCAATACCTTTGAATATATTATTACCATAGCTATTCTGCCTACATAGTGATCATGATAGTTATCACTGCGAGAGCCAATATTCAGCGTCCCACCTGCTATGGTTGCCGTTGATCCTCTGGTAGTAGTGCTGTATTGTACTCCATTGCGATAACCGCGTAATACTGTACCATTGAAAGTGAGTGCATCACTGACCCATGTGTTAAGAGTATCTAATCGACTACAAGCCACATCATTATACGAAAGTCCGGCTGTGTAACCGTTTGGACCTATCTGCATAGAATCAGTGCTGTGTCTCAGCACATGCCCACTGGCTTGCGTGGAATAATGATAAGTGAAAACTGTAAGGGCTGTCATAGTTGGGGTGGTCACTGTGAAACGACTGTAATTATCAGCGATGACACCTCCGGTAAACTCAAAATATCCAGCTGCGTTCCACAATGGATATGTTGGAGATTGACTCCCGCCTTTAGTTGCATTTCTTGCATTACCACTTAAATCAGTCCAAGTTGTTCCGCTACCAGGATACGACTTGGTATTACCAGCATCTAAACACAGCACCAATCCGTCAGTAACAATCTTTGGTGAATGACTTAATCCCACTTACATTTCCTCTGACATTGGTATTGTCCATGCTTCTGTGTTCATTTCAGCAAGGATCTCACTGTGAGTCAAATACTCACCTTTGGTTGTTAGAGACTCAACACATAGTGGCACATTACCATCCCACTTGACGAATGTTAGTGTTCCATCTACTGAACGACGAACAGTATCAGCACTTGTTTCTAATACTTGTGAGAAGTCTATGCTATCAAGTTCCGATACATTGAAGATTACATATTGTCTAGTTTCAAATTCCATAACGACTCCTTGTTGCGTTGAAGTTTTGTTGGACTTCATTGGGTGTTAAAACTCTATTATAAACTTTTGCTATAGATTGATCACCGTTATAAAAGTAACCTCTGCTTCCAGTGTATCCACCGTATGCTCCAATAGACATCCCGCCTGTATTGGTAGCAAGAGTTGCTACAGTTGTACCGGTCCCAACTTGTACAGCATTAATATAACAAATTTGACTACCAGATGTAAATGTAAATACAACTTGGTACCAATTAGTAGTATTCATATAAGTTGCTGTTGCGGGATTAATAGTATTAACAGATCCTGTTGTATTATTAATTCTACATACGATGCCGCCGCCTTCCTGAAACAAAGAATATTGACTGTTTACAGTGCCTTTTTCAAACCAAAATCCATTTTGACTAGTTGCATTTGTTCTTACCCAAACTTCAATAGTAAAAGTTTGTACATCTAATGCTGTTGAGTTTGGAAATCTAATATAGTCATCAGTTGCAAAAGAAAAATAACCGTTTGCATTAAATGTTGGAGAATTTACTGTTTCTCCAACAGTTGTTTGTCCAGCCAAATCATAACAAGCAGTTCCTGTACCAGGATAAGATTTGATGTTTCTAGCATCAAAATTAAAAACAAGACCATTAGTAACTACTTTTGGATTATATGCGATACCCATTTACGTTCCGTACTGATTAGCATAACTCTCAGAAGCTTTGTCCATTACAAACTGAACATAATCCTCGTCGGTGTTTATAATTGCAGGATTAGGTATTTCGATACCTTCTTCATCGGTAATTATTTCAGGTTGGCTTTCATTATATTTGTTTCTTGCTGCTGTAATACCTGCAAGTTTAGATTCTTCAGTAATAGTGATGTTAAATGTTGTCATTTTTAATTTCCACTTCTAATTTTTCAACGTCTTTGCGTTCTGCATTAATCATGTAGAAGCAGTTGATTTTTGCTTCTCCAGTAATGTACACCTTGTTGTTTTCAATTTTCTCTACAACAAGTTTTTGATGCTTACCAATTGATGTGAGTGTCACAGTGATTGAATCTTCATCGATGAGCCATGTCCAGTATTCAGGTAGTTCAATCACGTTTGTATTACTACGCCCACGAACATAGACGCCGTTTTCAGGACCTTCCAAAGAACCGTGTCTTAGTTTATGGTTAGGCTTGCTTTGATGATCAATTACGAAGCTCTTAGTTGTGGCTGCGAATGAACCATTGACCTGTAAAGTATATCCAGGGGTCGTGGTGTTAATACCAACTCGAATTTGATTGACGCTATCATTTTCAGCTTTCATAATCACATAAGGATTATTATATTGCGCGTTTGGCTGAATATACATATTATAAGAAGCGTCAGCGTAGATTCTGCCTCGAGTGCCTGCTCCAGCGAACCTCAAACCTGTTTCACTATTGTCCGAAGAACTAATGTAAATGTCCTGAGATCCAGCACCATTTACATGTAGTTTATATGATGGAGAATTAGTTCCAATACCAACACGACCAGCAGTATCGATAGTTACAGCGGTAGCATTATTAGCACCAAGATACAGTGGTCTAGCAGAACCTGTACCTGCTTTTTCCCCAATGATGTAATGGCCAGAAGAATTTGCTGATAGAGATAGTCGTTCGTAGTTAGAAGCATCAGTGTATGTGCCATAGATGCGAGAAGTTTGGGCTATTGTTCCATTACGTTGAGCCATATTATTAGCAGCATCAGCAGTAAGTTTTACCCAAACAGTGTCAATACCATTAGCAATTTCAAAGGTGCTTGCTGTTAATGCACTATCATGATATCCTGCTCCCCAATTTGAACCATAAACTTTTGTTGCGCCAAAATTAGCAAATCCAGAAGTGGTTAAAATTACAGATGATGATCCTGCTGCAATTTTTATATCTCTTGCTGTGCCTGTTCCTGCTGCTTCAGAACTTAAAAAGTTGCCTGTAGAATTAGCAGTTAAATTGAATCGCTCATAATTAGAAGCATCAGTGTATGTACCATAGATGTGAGTGCTTGTTGCACTTGTGCCATTAGCAACTGTAAGTTTGGCTGTTGGCGCTGTAATGCCGATACCAACATTACCAGATGGACTAATGAAAACATGATTAAGAGCGCCCTGCGACCCACTCAAGTAAAGCCCACCAGCACCAGTTGCCACATCAAGCGCAGAATAACCTGTTCCAAGGCGGACCCCAGAATTGAAAAAACCTCTGCCAGTTACTTCGAATTTTTCAGATGGTGTGGTTGTTCCAATACCAAAATTACCTGCTGTGGTTATACGGACAACTTCTGTTCCGTTTGAATAAATCGTAGGGAAATAAGAGGCGGCGGCATTTAGTCTAATTTCGCCGCTACTCTGATTAAAGATCAACCCTCCTAATATTGGACCGCCATATTGTGTAAAATCTATACCACTGAAGAAACTGCCAGCAATAGACTGTTGAATAGTCAATCGAGCAGAATTTGCAGAGACATGTAAAAGAGATGTTGGAGAAGCAGTACCAATGCCAAAGTTGCCAGCAGAGGTTAACCTCATTTTTTCTGTATTATTAGTGTAGAACATAATAGGAGCGGAAACAGCTGTTCCGAAGTTAATCTCTGTGTTCTGGTAGTTCTGGAAAAATCCAACTTGGCTTCCGTTATAGGAAAGCTTGAGGCTGGAAGTAGTTGACGTTCCGTCTATGGTTATCTGCTGTGTGGGGGCCGTGGTTCCGTAGACATGAATTCTTGATGTCGGAGAAGCTATGCCAATGCCAAAATTACCAGAACTATCAATTTTTGCATATTCTGTATAACTTGTTCCGCTATTACTAGAACCAAGGAAACTAAATTCTCTAGTATTACCACCACCGATTAAAAACTTAGCACGATTTGTATAAGTATTTGTAGAAGAACTGGCAATTTCTATATCCAATCCAGCTCTAACTGAAGCAACATACGATCCTGTTAATCCTCCTTGAGAAGCATAATATTCATCTTTGAGTAATAACGCTGGTGTACGAGCACCACCGCCACCGGCTGGCGTTGTTATCGCAATGTAAGAATTTGGAGTTAGACTTGTTCCTCTAACTTCTAACAGTGCCGTAGGAGCAGTGGTACCAATTCCTACATTACCTGTTGCATCAATACGCATACGCTCTGTTGCATTCGTGCGTAAAATTAATGGGTGGTTGCTATTCATATCAACCATACCATACGCATTATCTGCTTGTAATCGAAGATTAGAACCAGATGCGCCCTTAGCTTCAAATACACCACCACTAGAACCTAGAGTCGTTAATGTGGTATATCCTGCACCAAAACTTGTCGGTGAAGTAGTTCCAACACCTAGATTACCGATAACAGATAATGTATTAGATGAAGGATTATATGTAAAACCTGGTGATGTTTGCGCTGTCTGGTTTGAGCCAGCATCTGTTACGAATACTGGAAATACAGTATCGTTAACTGTAACGGCAGTAGCGTTGATAAGAGTTGAAGGTCCGGTTGTACCTTGAACACCCAATATGCCTTGAATACCTTGGAATCCTTGAAGACCTGTTGTGCCTTGGATACCTTGAAGTCCTGTTGTGCCCTGAAGTCCTTGAGTTCCGGTTGTACCCTGAAGTCCTTGAGTACCAGTTGTTCCCTGTGTTCCAGTAGTACCCTGAAATCCGTTTGCTCCTTGGATACCTTGACGACCTTGAATACCTTGAGATCCATCTGTACCTTGACGACCCTGAGTGCCTTGAATGCCTTGAAAGCCATTAGCGCCTTGAGTACCAGTGGTGCCTTGAGTACCAGTTGTACCTTGACTACCATTAGTGCCTTGAGTACCAGTTATACCTTGGAATCCGTTAGCACCTTGGGTACCTGTTGTTCCTTGAGTTCCTGTGGTGCCTTGAGTACCTGTTGTTCCTTGTGTCCCGGTAGTGCCTTGAATACCTTGGAATCCATTGGCGCCTTGAATGCCTTGTAGACCTTGGAATCCATTTGCTCCTTGGATACCTTGACGACCTTGAATACCTTGGAATCCATCTGTACCTTGACGACCTTGAGTGCCTTGTATACCTTGGAATCCATTTGCACCTTGAGTACCAGTAGTACCTTGAATACCTTGTGTGCCTGTTGTACCTTGGAATCCATTGGCGCCTTGAATGCCTGTTGTACCCTGAGTGCCATTAGTGCCTTGAGTACCTGTTGTTCCTTGTGTCCCGGTAGTGCCTTGAAGACCTTGGAATCCATTGGCGCCTTGAGTACCTGTTGTGCCTTGAATGCCTTGAGTGCCGTTAGCACCTTGACGACCTTGAATGCCCTGTGTACCTGTTGTGCCTTGAAGACCTTGAAATCCATTAGCCCCCTGAGTGCCTGTAGTGCCTTGAAGACCTGTGGTTCCCTGTGTTCCAGTTGCGCCTTGCGTACCTGTTGTGCCTTGAATGCCTTGAAATCCATTAGCACCTTGAGTACCTGTGGTACCTTGAGTACCAGTTGCGCCTTGAGTACCTGTCGCACCTTGAGTACCAGTTGTTCCCTGTGTGCCTGTGGTACCTTGAAGACCAGTTGTTCCCTGAATACCTTGAGTACCAGTTGTGCCTTGAAGTCCTTGAGTACCTTGAGAACCTGTTGTTCCCTGGATGCCTTGAAATCCGTTAGCGCCTTGAGTGCCTGTAGTACCTTGGAATCCATTAGCACCTTGAGTACCAGTTGTGCCTTGAATACCTTGGAAACCTTGTGTACCTTGAAGACCCTGGAATCCATTTGCGCCTTGTGTGCCTTGAAGTCCTTGGAACCCATTAGCACCTTGAATACCTTGACGGCCTTGAATACCTTGGAATCCTTGAGTGCCTTGAAGACCTTGAGTACCAGTTGTTCCCTGCGTACCAGTTGTACCCTGAGTACCTGTTGTTCCCTGTGTACCAGTAGTACCTTGACTACCTGTTGTTCCTTGTGTACCTAATATACCTTGGACACCTTGAGTGCCTGTTATTCCTTGCGTACCAGTTGTACCTTGAGTACCTGTAGTACCTTGAGTACCTTGAAGTCCCGACTGAATATTTGCAGAGATTGTTATTCTATCATTAACAGCATCGCCTACAATAGTAATATTATTGCCAGGTAAAATTGTTAGAATATCACCTACAGTGTCAGCCACAAGTAGTGTGCCATTAGCACTCACTGTACCAAAAGATAATGTTGTCGGTGAAATTTCTACAATAGAACTTGTGGTATTCTTATAAAACAGTTTGCCATCGGCAAAGTTAATCGCTAACTCGCCGTTGGCCAAATCTGCTGGTTTAGCACTGGGTGTGCTTGACTTTTTAAGTTGGATTGTTGTGTTTGGCATTAAAAGTCGTCATCTGGATCTTTCGTTTTGGTCTTAGTATTTAGTTGAACCTTTACCGTAGATGACTCTTTGACATTCTTTGCCACATCAGTTTTTGGAACAGGTGGAGGTGGTGTCAATTTTTCTAATTTTTTAGTTAGTTCTGAAATCAACTTATCTTTGTCTGTTAAAGCTGATGTTAAGTTATTGACTTTTTCGTTGCATGATAATATTTGAGTATCTTTGGTAACTATGTCAGTATTCAAAGATGCAATTTGATCATCTCTAGTTTTAATCTCATTCTTCATATCGCCTAATTGTTTTAACAAAGTATCCATATGAGATACTTTTGAACTGATGGCACTGTGAGATTCTTCGGCTATCTTAAGTCTATCTTGACAAGAAAGTAGTGCTACTTTCATTGTTTCAGTGTTATCTTGATTGGTAGAAAAATTATTATTGATGCTTTCAATTTCACTGGTTAATTGTGTAATAGTGGCATCTCTCTCAACTAACAAATCATTAGCCAATTTTAGTTGGGTCTTAAGTTGGAGACTACTCCCCACATATTCGTGGAGAGTAGCAATTGTTGTATCAATATAGGTATTAATAAACTTATTTGGATCACTCATTATGTAACACTCACTTTATTAATTATTTAGAATATACCTCCATCAAGCATACCGAATAGTGGTGTACCTTGACTATTTACTTGAAGAACATTTCCTTCTGTACCTGCTGCTGTTACTCTGACTGCGCCTGTAATGTTGCCGAATAAGATACCATTATTTGCGAAAGTAGATGCTCCAGTGCCTCCTCTAGGAACAGATAAGATTCCGCTTGTGATAGCTGCGGCATCAATTGCGATAGCTGTATTACCAGCCGAAGTAATTCTACCCCACTCATTTACTACAAAGGTTCCAACTGTTGCAGCACCGCCGTATGATGTTGCTGTGACTCCTGTTGGACTTAGTCCAAGAACCATAGAGTCTGTACCAGCATCACCTACAATAGTAACACCGTTTGCCGAAGTTATAGTCAGCGTATCATTATTTGAATCAGCTACAAGAGAAGTTCCTCCTGCTGTGATTGTCACAAATCCTGTCTGAACTGCGCTATTCGCTTTACTAAAAGCAAGTGCGGCATAAGAATTGGCTGCTACACCAACAGAATTTGCCCAAGCATTAGACGCGAGACCGATATTGTTTATTGTTGTGATGGCATTAGCACCACCAAGAATCAAATTGCTTGTTCTAATAGTAGCGTTAATAACCGCTAAACTGAAACCGTTTGCTGATGTGTCGATGTGATTTGGAACAGGTTCTTTATCGTAACTATCAAAAACATAGTATTCTTTATTTGTCGCATCGCGGAAAATACCAGTGTGTAGATTTGCTGAACCATTGTTATAGTTACCTACAAAACCGATATCAACAATATCGGAAGTATAGTTGTTACCAGCAAGATAAATTAGAGGATCGGAAACTCTTAATGTTTCAGTATCAATAGAGAACGCATTGCCTGATATTGTCAAACTACCTGTTATTGCAAGATTTCCTGTAATGGTTTGATTGCCTGCTACAAGCTTAACGAATGTTCCGTTTGCATAGTTATTAGCAGCAACACCTACAGAATTTGCCCAAGCATTAGCCGATATACCAACAATATTTGCCCAAGAATTAGCAGCAACACCTACAGCGTTTGCCCAAGCGTTTGCTCCAATACCTGTGTTATAAGCAAGTACGTTTGCAGCATTAGCTTTATCAAATGCTAAGTTAGCAATCAATAATGATTGATTAGCTGTTAAATCTGCTCTAACAGCAGTATCAACATAGTAACGACCGCCAATTTCAATTACTTGAGATCCATCGGAAGAACCGATGAATAGCTTATTGGAAAGATATGAATACGCTGGTTCCGCAGCAGATAGCGAACCAGCCGTAGGCGCGGTTGTTGCCACGCTTCTTTTAATTTGAATGACTGTATTCGCCATTTAGAATGTTCCTCCATCTACGATTGGTAAAGTTTTAATTACATACTTGTTTAAAGTCTGGTCATAGACCAATGTCTCATTGTTGTTTGGATCGGAAGCATCAACGTCTGTTAAAAGCGCAAGTCTATTAAAGAATTCGATTTCTGGAACAACACCAACAGTTCTGATAGTTGCTCTTTGTTGATTATTTACCGAAACTCTATTTGGACCTACAGAATTTACGTTCACGTTTACAGCAGTAGTTTTGCTTGAAACTCTATTTGGACTTGTAGAATTGACTATTACTTTTGTGGCCATTGTTTTATGCCTATCTTGTTACTTGTGGTGTGACTGTTATGATACCTTCAATCACGCGATTTACAATACCAGTACCGTCAACAGTTTCCAGATCAAATAGATATCTTCCAGCCTTTATGTTGGATGTATTCGCAGAACCCAGAGACATAGTGATCTCACCATTACTGGAATCTGTTATGGTACATACGATATCAGCACTTGCGTTTATCGAATAGTACGATCTACGCATTTGACTACGAACATTATAATTCAGAAGGGAAATACTAGAATTTGTAACGTCATCAGTTAGATTGATGACATTTTTAAAATTAGCCCCTTGATCCATATACAATTCTACATAAGCTGCCATTAGTTTTTACCTTTTTCTTTTATTTATTTGAATGACAACATCAGTAGAATGCAATAGCCATCATTGCTTGGAATCCGTCACCACCTTGAACGGCAGTAAGTGATGATCCGCTGCCGCCGTAGCCGTAAAGATAAGTATAAGCTGTGTCAGTATTGCTTGGAGGACTTACACTTCCGCCTCCGAACCCACCGTTATTCCCGGGTGTTTGAGTTAGTATAGTGACACCGCCTCCCACATAACTTGAACCGCCTCCACCACCACCACCTCCAACGCCATTAGTGCCAGCATTATTTCTACCGCCGCCACCGCCGCCCAAATATCCAGCTCCACCACCACCGCCGCCGCCACTTTCGTTGCCGTTGTTGCCGCCGCGGCCGCCACCAGGAGAACCTCCGGCGGATGCGGGCGTTGAATTACTTCCACCATCACCACCGTTTTGACCACTACCAGCAATGCCTGGATCTCCACCACTACCGCCAGCGCCAACAGCACCTTGAGTTGCGCCACCGCCGCCTCCAGCATTTCCACTAGCAGCTCCGGCATTATATCCTGCGAATCCACTTGGAAAAGTAGATGTTGTACCGCCGCCAGCACCTGATCCGCCGTGATCGTTGCTAAGACTGCCACCGCCTCCACCGCCGCCGCCTGCGCCAACTATTAATAAAGCAGTACCACCTACATATATTGAACTGTATCCACCGCCACCACCACCTTCCGCTGCATACGGAGAAATCGCTCCAGTAACAGGTTGACCTCCAATTCCACCTGTACCAATAGTCAAAGAGAGCGTCCAGCCCGGAGTTACGGGTATAGAAACATACATAAAAGGACCTGAACCGCCTGTTCCGCCTTTTCCGTTATTACCAGAGCCGCACCCACCGCCGCCTCCGCCAGCTCCCCAAGCTTTTACAAGCATAGTTGTCATTCCAGCAGGAACTGAAATAGAAGTGCTTGATGTATACCTAGTCATTGGCGGCGGCCATGATCTACCACGACCAGAAGACATAGCAATCTCGCCTGAAAAGTCTTGAAATAAACCACGAAGTTTTGCATTGCCCATATTGAGTGTGGCACCTGAAGCATTTCCTACTTCAGTGTTTATCTGACTAAAACTTAGTGGATTTGGTGATGCTGGTGTAGCCATCTATCTACTTTCCAACTTTTGATTCTAGCATTTCAACTTTTGCTGTTAGTTCTTTGATGGCTTCGATTAGTAGTGGAACAAGTTTTTCATATCTGACCGCTTTATAACCATCTTTTCTGGTAACTACCACTTCTGGTAATACTTCTTCAATCTCTTGAGCTATTACACCAGCTTCGCGTCTATTACCAAAAACTTCTTCTTCCGACTGACGAGATTTTTGACCTTCTTCGTTCCAATCAAATGTTATGCCATTAATGCTATTTACTTTGTGAAGAGAATCTTGTATCTGAGATATATTAGTCTTCAATCTCTTATCTGAAGCACTAAATGCTGTAATATCACCGCCGGCGGTTATAGCGCCCGATACAGCAAGTGATGTTAATGTTCCAACTGAAGTGATGCTTGGCTGTGCTGCTGTTGTGACAGTGCCGGCAGTAGTAGCACTACCAGCCGTTGTTGCTGAACCTGCAGATCCTGCTACAGTAGCATAGCCAACCTGTAAAGATGATTGTACCGTCCAAGTAGGAGCAGAAGTTCCTGCTGAAGTTAATACTGAACCAGAAGCGCCTACGCCACTTAAAGCAAGAGCAGAAGCGGTAGAATAAGCTACCGCACCCGCACTTGCGGTCAGGGATGCGTTTGTGCCGCCTTTATTAAGAGCTATATTTGTGGCATTCCAAGTACCTGTATCAATTGTGCCTACGCCTGTGATTCCGGTATAAGATCCGCTTATACGAGCAGATGGAACAGTGCCTGATGTTAGATTTGTTGCAATTCTTGCATCGGCGTTAGCACCATTCATTGTGGCCTTAAAGAAATTATTAGCTCCATTGCCAACTGCGGTATTAGCGCCTGTTATAACAGCCAGAAGAAAGTTATTAGCGCCTTGACCAACTGCTATGTTAGAACTAGCTATATAATTTTTAAGGAATGTATTGGCTGCTGTTATATTAGTATTAGCATAAGAATTAGCACCATTACCAACTGTTATATTATTACTCGCTATTGCAACAGAAGCGAAAGAATTGGCTTGTACACCAATAATGTTAGCATAAGCATTAGCTTGAACACCAATGTTATTAGCATATGTATAATTTGGCAAATTAACTTCATAAAAATTACTTTGAACTACCAACTGATTCGTTCTAGTACGCCATTCATCAAATGTGTTTGTTAGTGCTACGTTTGCTAATGCCATTTGTCTATTCTACCAACTTTTTTAATAGTGATTTGATTTCTTCCAGATCGCTTTCCAACTTATCAATCTTGGACATTTTTTGCTCTAAAGTATTTATCTGTTGCTCGGTTCTTCTCTTAATTTCGCGCTTCTTCTTATATTTTTGAAGAGCTTCGGTATCCCTGTTTACAAGGATACCTTCTGCTACTTTATATACACCAGGAATCTCAGTTTTCTTCATAGTTTTAAATCTGCAATGCTATTGTTCTTAGATCGGCAACTCTTGGTACAACTGCGCTATTATCGGCAAGAAGACCAATTTTGATCTGGAACGACTTAAAGGTACTGAATGTTGCATCACCAACTTTATATGTGAATATACCGTTAGCATCAAGTCCACCAGTGCTTACAGTTTGTGCTGGCAAGAGATACTTATACTCTTTGAAATCGTTCTTGTTAGCGATTGAAGAATACGTCACATCACCACCATAACTCTTTTCCATTTCAATCCAAACTTTCTGAGACATAGGATCAGAATCTTCACCATTTAACAGTTTCATCCAGACTTTCACATCCGTATCTGGTGGACGATATGCTGTTAAGAACACATTCATATCTTCTGCATCTTGATAGTCGGCCAATGTCACAATCTTCGAAATGTACTTATTAAATAGCTGCCCACCCTGTGTGGCTGCTTCGCCAACAGTATTCGAGTTTACTAGATTATCAACAATGATTGAATGTGATTTTCTAAGATCAAATACTGGAGATAGATAATCTGTAGCTGTTGTCATTGTTGATCTAATTTTATTGGAATAATTTATTGACGCTGCAATTTCGTTAGAGCGAGAGAATACAGCTTTTTCTTCATCAAATATATAGTTTTCACTAGCATCAAAAGTAAAGTATGCGTCTGCTGTTCCAGTATTTGAATATGTTGCCATTTCATACGAAACGCCAGTTCGAACAAAGTTAATAACTGCCGGTTCAAAATCTATAACAGAATATCTTAAGTTATTGATAGAAGCAATATTTGCTGAACCTTCATCTGAGATATCAAATATTGTTTCGCCTACAGAGAACTTGCCATTTGAACTTGATAGGATCATTTGGGTTGATGTTGGAGATTCCTTATAGTATTCAAGGAATCCAACACCTCTAGTGATACTTGAAACGGTACTTACAGTTGAAGCTTCCGAATCTGCCTTGACTACACCATTTGCACCATACTTAATCGTTACACCTTCACTAGATGTAAATCTAATATTTGATGTTTTATAAGTTCCACTAGAAATGCTTATGACTTTAGCATTGATTCCAGACGATTTGCCAATAATGAAGTCCCCAGTATTGGCCTGAATTCCAGATAGAGTGATTCTATCACCTGTGACGAATGGTTCACCGAATCCTTCAAGACTACCTACAATGCTATTCAAATACAACTTTTCTTTTGGTTGATTTCCAATTTCAAAATATCCTGATCCTACATTGAATGATGCACGATACCACTTGCATGTTAGATCGGTCTTTTCTTCTAATACCCAAATTGTATCATTGTTTGTTGTGAATGTTGCACCATTATAAGCACGACCTGTTACTTGCAAATTTGTATTTCTATCTGTCTGACCAATTCTTGAGATCCAAAAATAATAGTTTGGATTTGTCGCTTCTGGATGGATAATGAAAGCATAAGACTTATTAGCATACAAGAAGATTGGAGCTTCAAATGCAACATTTAATGGGTTATCTCTACCATTAGTAGAAATAGGAACTTCAGCATTTGTAAACCATACAGCAGAGAATGGAACAGCATTACCTGTGATTCCACCACCACTGTCAAGTTCTCTTACTTCACACCACATACCAAGAGTAGGATGTTTTTCAGCACAGAATATATCAACAGAAGTTAAGAAAATGCCTTCTTCGCCGTTAGGAACTTTAATTGGCAATACATATGCAAGACAGCATTTGTTGTTTCTTGGCACAATATTGTCAGGTAAATCACGATTAAAATTTCTTTTTTTCTTAGGTGGAGTTAAAGGAGGTAAAGTTTGGAATGTTGCACTATTGTTTGTTTCGAATAGCGGAACATTTCTTATATCAACCTGTCTCGTCGAAAGAATAGTATCTTGCTTTGTTTGAATCGTACCTTGTGCAAAGAAAGCTTTTTCAGCAAAAGATGTTTCTTCTCCAGAGTTTGTCAAACTGTCTGTAATTCTTACAAGTTTTGAACCTACAGTAAATCTTAAATTATCTGTATTTGGTAAACTCAATCTAAACCACAACTCACCATTAGCATCAGCTAAAATATCACTGCCCACATTATATGTCCAACTTGTGATATTTCCAGCATTTAGATATTCAGCATATGTAACCGGTCTTACATAAGAGGTCATATCAATATTATCAAAGAATAACTTATATTTTGCGTAAGGTTTAATACCAGTAACAGATCCGACAATAACTTGTGGTCTAATATACGGCACAATATCGGTATTTACAACTTTACTACCTGTTGAAACGCTGTCAGCATCAGAAAAAGTGTATGCTTCCGAACCTGTTCTTTCATTTATAGATGTTGTTTCAATAGTAGCTCCAAAGCTTGTCGTTCTAATATTTTCAGCGGCTGCCTGAGCGGCAGTAAGATTTGTATATGTTCCAACTAAAGTCTTTGTGGCACCTTCTCCTTTGTAAACTGTATATCCACTAACATAAGTTTTCCAAGCATTCCATGTGGTTGTTACGCCACCTACTTGTTGAGCATCACCTAGGCCATCCAAACTAGCATCTTGTATGTCAATAACATTTGGTGGTAGAGTGATAGTGTCGATCCAAATATCACTTTCTGGAACAAGTGTCATATTACCAACAAAGCTATATGTTGATCTTTCAGTGTTCAATGTTGCGGTAACAGAAGATATGTTTGCATACTCGACTTCACTATAGTCAAGAGTGATCAGATCACCGGTCTTTCTTACGTTCGAACCAGAAAGATAATCATAGTTGATAGATTGCATAGAATATAGAGGACGGATGCTATTTTCAACAGGATCAACAACAATACGATAATCTGGATTTGATGAGTCTCCTAATGAGTGATTACGGAAAGTATCAACGAAGATACCATTTTTAAACCTATCAAGACCGGCTTCATCTTGAATTAACATATCAGCAGCACTCTTTTCTAACAAGCTGAGTGACGCATAATATTCAAGATTTGCAATTCTACTCTTCATAACACCAAGATCACGCATTGTTTGGCGGACAGAAGCAAGTCTTCTGCTTGAAGATGCGATATCTTGTCTACCAATAATCTTACCATAATAAGATGAGATAGATGGATATGGAGCAATGGTCAATTCAGCTATGGCCAATTCATCTTCTGGTATTTGAGGAGTAATAGGAAGAGCGGCCGGTTGTCCCTGTGTGATAGAGAATAGTTTATTCTTGCTCACATGAACAATATCTTTTCTCGCAACATAATATGAGTAATCGAAATTAATTTCGGAAGATGGTGAAGCCAAAGCAAGTGTGCTAGATGTAAAATTAAACGAATTTGATTTTCCTGGATCTTCTGTAGCACTGCCTGGAGATGTTGCGTCTGTTGCTGTAATTGTCTTTACAGGTCTAAAGTCAATATGATTTCTCAAGTCATATTTTTTACCTGATGATGGTGATGTGTAGATAGGAATTTCGGCTGTGCCTATTGTTGTGCTTGAAGATGCGATATCGTTAACTGGATAAGAATCGACAGTAAAGAATCCTTTACCTTGTGAGAAATCTGGTATAAAATAATCCAATTCAACAAGAAGTCTGTCTGTTGTAGCAAGACTTGTTGTTGGTTTAATAGTAGCTATATCGTATAGAGTATCTTTTTGTCCATTATTGAAAATGAACTGGGATGTAACTACTGTTCCATCAGTATTTGATGTTGGGAAACTTGAAGATTTCTTTACAATGCTCTTTATTCTATAAACATCAGAGAATCCAAGATTAAATGGTCCAGCAGTAGTGACAGCATTTGCACAATTAATTTTAACATATCTGCTTGGTCTTAATGTTTTACCTGTTTGTATAGCAGATGTTCTGGCTGATCTAAATGATAATGCTGCTGTTGTGCCTCCCGCAGGGAAAGTTTCATTTAGATTCAATGTTAATGTTGGAGTAGCAGCGGTTACAGAACGTACTGTGCCACTTGTTACACCTTTCGTTGTTAAGTCAATAAAGCTACCTGCACCGTAGTGTCTGAAAAGTGTATTGCCGTTAAGCGATGGTACATTAAGTTCTGCTAATTGTAATATACCAGTGCCAGAGTCACTTGTAGGTGTACTCAAAACTGTAAATGTGAGAGAATTTCCTGAGAACTGAACTTTTTCTCCGGCATTTAAACGAGTGCAAGTGGTTGAAAAACCATTAACAAGGTTACTACCAATAGTAGCATCAACAGTTCCTGACATAGCAACGTTTACGGATGTTTCAAGATTTAAGAAAAGTTCTCTCTTGTCTGTTGTAGAAAGTGTTCCTGTATAAGGAAGAGAGTCCGAACCTGGCGCAGACGCAGTGAATGAACCATCCGATGCAATTGTTACGGGTATTGTCGTAGTATAGTAATATGTTGTGTCTGGTAGATCACTATAATCTTTTACTTTTCTGGTAAAATTAGAACCAGTGTAATACAATAGAGGCGCGTTAAACGGTTCTCTTAGAACTGTAGTATTTGTTGTGCTATCTGGAACAATATCGGCGCCAAAATCAGCAGTTGTTGCATTGTTACTATACAAGCTCTTCACAGATGAGAAGCTGTTGCTTCCTAGCATACGGATATCAGTGATATAGATATCTACTCTACCATCAGATGTTCCTAATACACCGCTGTTATATTCAACGCTCATAACGGTAGCTGTACCGATAGTATTACCTACAGCCGCTGCTGTAAATATGCCATTTGAAACTCTTCTATTATATCTGTCAAGAAGATCGATAGTAATACCTTCATCAAGTTCAAGATGGCCCGACATGTTATTGGCAGTAACATAAGATCCCATGAAAGCAGATACAATTTGAGAATTTACATTAATATATTGTGTAGATTTAGGAGTAATCAAATATTCTGGACGAATTATTTCAACTTCGTATCCCTTAACATAAGCTGTACCAGGATTAACGCGAACGGAAATTAAGTTTGCATCTGGATTAAGTGCTGCTAAAATTAAACCTCCATTTGTGCCTGAATCTGCGTTTTCTCTTAATTCAACATCGAGACCAGAAACATAGTAATCTCCGGACTCATCAAATGTTCTCTTTGCCAATTCATCTTTAAGAATACTGTATTGAGTTCTTTGATTGTATGTTTGAATAACACCATCTTTGATAGTGAAAAGAGTGGTAAAGTTTGGAACACCTTCAGTGTCATCAAATGCGCGAGATTCCAAAACTGCTGTTAGTTTTAAACGATCAGCACCTGGTGCAGAATAGTTTGAAGATTCAAGAGCTGGATCAAGTAGAGTGCTATCAACAGTATAATCAACAATATTTTCAATAATATTAAATCCAACTTTAGCTGTTGGATTATCATTATATCGATCTAAAATAACTTCCTGCTCTGGGAAGTATACAAAATGTTCTTTTGAGAATATAACACCTTCTGTAATACGAAAAACTGATCCTTTTCCTGTAGCATTTGATGATACAGTAACAACATTACCTACATTTGATACGAGAGTTTCATTGTTAAGAAATGTTTTTTGTGCTGTATTTGAAGAACTGACTGAAAGATAATCAACATAAAGTGTTTTGGTATTAGAGCTAATTTCAGAACCATCAGCAATAATATTAACATATGCGGTAATATTAGATGTTGCGCCACGAAGTACAACACCATCAAAGTTTGATAGTGTTATGTTATTATTTGAGTTATCAACATCTCTAATCTTTACATAGTCTAAAGCTCCAGAAGCCGAAGAATCATTATTTGCAAATAATTGAAAATTACCAGGAAGAACAATTGTACCTTCTTCAAAAATATGTCTACCAAATCGTGTGATCTGCTTTTGCAGAATTGTCTGCATTTGAGTAAGTTCGCGCCCCTGAACGGCAAAACCAGGCTTATAGAGGATTCTGTAATACTCTTTCTTATCTACATAATCGTCATAATATGGAGTTACATTCAAATCTGTTGATAAGTTGTAAGCCTCTGTATTTGCGTAATCTGAACCTACAGTCATTTAGTCTTTTTCCTCTTCACTGGGATTAAAATGAAACCACGATCTTAAAATCTTCTGTTTGATCTGTAGCTCTTTGAATTGGTGTAATATTATTTATGTACAATAAACTTCCTGTATATGGAGTAAAAGCTTTGTTAATGCTGCTTTGAACCTGACGAGAAGCTTTTGATGTGTCGCCTGTTAATGGATCAGTTGTTAAAGTTCCAGACACATCTATCAAGTTTAAAAGATTCAATCCAGAATTCCAACTTACAACTCTACCTTTAAATGATGCAGACGCTAGACTTATTCCTTGATAAACATATTCATCTTCTACATAGTTGTCGCCTACTGGATCTAACGTTACCGATGTTGTTTGTGAATATACTAGTCCAGAAGCTATTGTAGTACCATCTCTCAATACAGGATTTTTAATTAATGCTATCTGTCTAATTTCGTTTTGAGTGTCTATGATATCTGATTCCGAGCCTCTTAGTCTTGGATTAAGTATAACAAAAGATCCTCCAAGTTCTTCTACAGGATTAGCACCATGACCACCTGTAGGACTCATAATAACTCTTGCATTTGCTCCACTGCCATTAGCAGAAGTAAAGGCTGCATTAGCGTATGTGTAATTTTGCCCTTTGTTTGTAATTAAAATGCTTTCTATGCCAAATGTTGTTGTATTGACAGTTGCGGCAGCTTCAGCACCTGTTCCATCGCCAGTAATAGTGATTGTAGGAGGAGTAGCTACAGAATAAGCAGATCCTGCATTTACAATCTTTATTGATCCAATCGAACCTTGTACAGCACTATTTTGAACATGCCATTGCAATGTTCCATTATCTTCAGTTAGTGTACGAACTGGTATAAAATTGGTTGTGGTAAAACGAAGCTTTTCTTCATCCGATAGCTGATACATAAATTTCCAGATGTACTTATCGGATAACTGTTCGGCCAAATATGTATTGATGCTTGTTGGTTTAACTGTCGATGCACCGCTATTGTTATTGCCAAGGCATTTATATACATTCCATTCATCAGTAACAACATAAAACTTAACATCAGGATCATTCATATCTAAAGTTGCTTCGGAATCATCATATTCTGTATAAACTGTTCCTGATACCCAATCAAATCTGCGGATAGCAAGACGAATATCATTACCAACAATCTTCTTAGCACCAATCATATTTTTCCAAACTTGATTGAATGTGTCGATAGAGCTATTAGCTTGAGGAGGAGCACCTTCACTTGTCCATTCATCTACCTTACCGAATGTAAAGTAAACGTATGGCAGACTTGTATCTCCAATTGATGCCTTAAAATTCTCGGCATTATAGATTTGCATACTTTTAGTGTAAATTGAAGACATTTCTTTTCCTATTTTTACTATTTAGTATATAACTTTGCCAACATTCACTGTTCCCGAAGTGTTAGGAAGAAGCGTATTGGCTAGATATGTCGAAACAAGAGTGTTGGCAATATAAGGAACAGTGTTGATTATGAAGTAGTCTGTATTTACCACTGTTCTAATCTTATATGGTCCAGCCACACTATCGTAAGAAGCATTTACAACATTGGCAGCAACAGCCGTTGCTATGTTAGACGGCGATAAGTTACCTGTCAACCATTCCAGATATACAATATCATTGGTATTTAAACCGTGAGAACTATAGTTGATGCCCACATTTCCCTTATAAAAATCATATGTTCTGGTTATAGTGGAAACTAGATTGTCCGATGTTCCTCTAACAGAAAGATTTAGATTTGCTCCTTCATCCACAGTTAAATACTCACCAAATAGTTTCATACCAGCAGGATGTATTAGATTTTTAAGAACCGAACGATACTTATCTAAAGATTGCTTTACCTTAACAACATAAGAGAACTTCTGATAATAATCTCTGTCTTGAATAAAGTTGTATGAAGAGATATGACCATCGTCGTTTAGATATCTACCAGGATATGTAAATGTTCCTGTAATGATTGTAGCTACAGCTTGTGCAGTTCCATCACCAGATTGTGTAAGATTTAAAGTTGGTATGGTTGTGTATCCTGAACCGCGAGATAGAATTTCAAGACTTAAAATTTGACCTTCTACAGAGTTCGCAGAATATAAGGTTTCTCCTGATCCAAGAACAGCGGTAACTTGAATATTGGCATTAGAAGCTTGAGCATTTGCCGATACAACATTAGCTATTGGTAGCAATAGTTGTTCATATCCTGAACCGCCAGTAATTTGACCAGGAACACTCACGAACGCCACAGCACTGATTGTATTGGATTGTGCCATATCAACATTAGCAACTCTAGCTGCTGCACCAGATCCAGTTCCGCCAGGAACGTTTATAAACTCAATAGTGTCTCCAATATAGTATCCAGTACCACCATTAACAATTCTCATTTTACCAAGAATACCAAGATTTCTCACTCTTGTATTAGCTTGAGCGGTAATTGTAGGAGCGGTTAGATAACCAGAACCTAAATTGTATAGAAGAACGCCTGTGATTGGACCAGTGTTGGCATAAACAAAGTAAGAAAGAGAGTTTGCTAGTGTAGTGTTAGCATTAGCAGGATTTGTAAACCCAGAGAAATACAGACCATAGTTAATATTATTGATATTTGCATTTGCTATCGATTGTATAGTAGTATAGATAATATTGTATGAGTTAGGATGATAAAAGTTGTCTGCTGAAACTGAAGAAACATTTGCATTTGCTCCTGATCCGCCGCCACCAGTAATCAGGACTTGATTTCCTTTTTGGAATCCAGCACCACCATTTAGTGCTGCAATAGAGCTTAGATTACCACTACTAACGGATGTGACAATAACAACGCCGCCACTTCCAGTTCCACTCTCAATTATTACCTGATCACCAACTTGATATCTTGTTCCGCGATTAGTGATCTCAACAGTATTGATACCGCCAGAGAAAAGATTGGCCGTGATTGTCTTTTCAACACCGTTTTCAATAAAATTTGATGTTATTCCTTCACCCGAATCAAATGTTCTATACTGGTTTGATAGCTTAAGCTCACGAACAAGAGAAGTGCCTTCGTAGTATGATGAAGTTCTTTCGATTAGAGCAAATGCATTTGAAACATCGCCTGTGATTCTTCTATTGACGAATTTAGTTTCTATTCCTAAAGAACTGTTAGCAACACCATTAACTTTTATATTTGTGATCTTGACAGATTTTTCTTGGAACCATTTACCATCGGATACTCTTAGAATATCTCTCTGTGGGTAATAGAATTCAACATCTTCATCAAACAAAATTCTCATAAGGAATCTGATAGACTTTTCGGTACCTCTTGAACGATAGAAGTCCTTGATGTGCTTTAGAATAAGAGTTTTATCTACAGCAGTATCTTTTGGAATAAATGGAAGAAAGTTATCGTAGAACTTCTCAACAAAGATATCAGTCAGGTCAACATCTGCTTGATCTAATAGGTTCTTAGTGACGTTCACAACACCTGTTTGCTGTTCTAAGAATTCATAGTAAGCTTCCACAAAAGCGACGAAGTTTTCATGGTCGTTCCTAACAAAGAACGGAACTTGCGATTCGATTAAATTTGATATTTTGTTGTTGCTGATCATCTTTTATGCTGAAACAATTTCTATTTGATATGAGAGCGGATTATCAACATCAATGTCTATAATCTTATTTCTGATAGAGGTAATAATTTCTTTGTCTACAAATGTATTTATCGTCAATACATTTGGTTCATAATAAGCATTTGTTGCTACCGACACAGGTAATAGAGACTTAAGAACAATTATACCATTATCATAGTCTATTGTTCCAGCATTATTGTTGACGAATACTTTTTCGCCATTTTCGTTTAGATAGTATGTTCTAAGAGTTCCGACGCGAGACTGAAGAATAGGATCCACAACAACACCTGATCCTGTTTCTCCCGATATAGTTACAATAGCTCTTGTATAATTAGAACCTTTATTGGTCAATTCAATCGACGCAATTCTACCACCATAAAGTTTAGCAATACCTGTTGCTCCTGTGCCATCGCCGACAATAGTAACTGTCGGAACTGTGCTGTAGTTTACACCGCCATTTACAATATCGATTCTATCAATACCAGAGCTTATTGATGGCACCTCTTCAAAGAATACCTGTCTTGTAACAAAGTTAGTATCAACAATGCCTAATGAAGGATAAGATGATATTGAGCTATTGAAATCGCCTTTCTTTATAGGTATTCCATAATCAACGGTATAGCTTTTTGTTTGACTTAGTGTGATTGGAATTCTCTTTTGAAGTATAACCTTAATATCGGAACCAGTGATAGATTTTTCCGAGTCCTGAATATACTGCTGTATTACCGACTTTTGAAAACCAGACTTAAACTTACCGAGATAGTCTGTCTTATAGTCTTCAATAGAAGCAACGACAAAGCTTTTAATCTGGGCCGCTGTGTATTGAGTTAAAGTCGGATCATAATATACGTATCCGCGAACAAAGATGTATGTATAAGACGGATCAACGATTTCAGGTATAACAGTTAAGACGTTTCTATTTGTGATTAGACTGTTCTTAATGCTTTCTTTTTCCAAATTAGTTAAGAAGTAGTTTTCCTTAGTCTTCAATGATAAGAATACCTTACCGTAAACAACAGGAATATTGTCTTCACCGCCCCATACAGCCACTGAATCGATGTTTGGATAGTCTTTGGTAACCAGAGTTTCATAGTCATATATGGTAATAGCGCGGTTCTGTGCTGAGTAGAAGTATGGTGCACGATACTTGACCTGCTCAATTGTTTCTTTCTCAGTACCAGAATATGATGCACCAGTAGAAGATATGCGAACATTATCATTGAATGAGCCAACCGATTCAACAATTGTAAAGACATTGATCTTATTGGCTATTGAACCGGCATTGTCAATGTATGTGATATTGATGATATTGCCATTTGTAGGTTTCTTGCCAATTACATCATCACCGAAGTAAACTCTATAATTTCCATCTTCGTTTTCTTCAATAAAGTATACCTTTGAATCTCTTGTAATTTCGGTCAAATCTTCTGCAATATTATAGACAAAGGTATCTGTATTAGATGAAGATTGTTGAACAGTAACAATTACTGTATTAAGATCAACGTTTGCAGATGGTATTTCAAATCTTCTCTTGGTATTTGTTGAATCCATTAGAAACTGGCGTGTGACAACTTCACCTTGCTTGATGGTAACATTACTGAATAAGAATGAACTTCCGTCTTTATTGACTGTATCCGAATTCAAAGCAACAAATGGATAGTTGATACCATCAAGAGAACCACCGAAGAATCTGGTATATTTGTCTAGTGTTA